CGAGTCCTGAGAAGGGGTTTGCCATAAGAGTAATTTCTACGATCCACCAGCGTCGGTTGTTCCGCCGGACCAGTTGTTTCCGCCAGCACCGTAAGGTCTGTTGTATTGCGCCCCCAGCTGCGCGAATCCAAGGTTGGTTAACCCTGATCCAAGAGATCCGAATGCCTGACCAGCAACTCCAGTTGCGCTCGGCATACCGGCAACTCCGAGGAGAGCCTGCTGCTGGGCGCCACGCTCACCGCCTCGTAGGGCCGCTATCTGTTGCGGGGTAAACTCGTAGTTGGCCAGCGGTGCCATTGGTGTGGTTCCGATGATGTTGGCGAATTGTTGAGCGCCAAGGTTTGTCATATCCAGGCTGGTCCTGCCAATGTCTCGCGCCACGAGATTTCTTCCAGCTGCGCTTCCCGCGTAACCACCTTTTACAGCCTGACCGGCGGCTTTGCGCTGGACCTGAGCTAGCACGTCAGGTGGCAGCTCGCCTTGCAGCAATGCCATTGCGTTCTGGGTGCGCTGAGCTTGGCCTTCCTGATAACCAGGAATCTGAATACCGAGCGACTCCAGCAGTTGGGCGCGACTAACCGCATTTCGCTCAGCCTCCATTTCACGAGCACGCGGCGCGTTCAGGGAGGATTCTCCCATCACTTGGCCAATGTCGATTCCTGGAAGGTTAGCGGCGTCACGGGCCTGTCGGCGTGCGGCGCTAGCAGACGATGCAGACATTGCTGCGCCAGCTAATGAGCCAGCGGCTCCGACTCCGATTGCTGTGGCTACGAATGACATAGTAAGTATTGGTTTTGACCCACGTAAGTGAGGTCGTTCAAAAGCTCTTCGTGATCCGTCTTGTTATCCAGATTAAGGTGAACCGTGGTCCAAATGGTGTCCTCATGGATCAACAGCACACGGCGAGTTCCTGGCTTGGTGATGCCCGAATACGGCGCTGTGTAGGTCACCATGCCCTCGTTCTCGCTAACCACCGTGACCCTGCCTTTGGTGATGAAGAACGGATTGTCGAACTTATGGATGCGACTGGTGACGACAGATCCAGCCGGCATAAAGATTTCACGCACGTACATCCCCTCTGGGAACGTGTGTTTAAGCGGACACTCCTGCTGGGGAATATTCGCCACGAACGCTTCCCACCTGTCCAGACGATCATCGAACGTGACGCTCTCATCCGTCAGGATGTCGAGCCACGTAACGGGCTGCACGGCTACTGGAAGTTCCTCAGTCATCAGATGAATCCACCGAACCGATATTGAATCTTAGCAGACCCGAAAGGCTGCACGTTGATTACGCTGCGCTCGTTGGGGCTGTACGCCTCAAGCTCATTCCGAAGCGACCGAAGTGCCAGCTGGATCTCGCGCTCAGCCTCGGTGTACTGATTCCGGTCTTCCTTCTGGATCGCCTTCATCATGTGCTTGATCGCCTGGAGGTTCCCGATAAACAGCCAGTCTGAATCAACGATTGCCGGTATGAAGTCCAGGCGAACGATCGCTTCTACGACGGTGTTGGTGCAAGTCTCGTCTGCTGGCACGCAGCCGTCTCCGTTGTCGATGCAGCAGTTGTCCTGGGTGGTGCTGCACGAATTAGCCCCACCGCACACCTCGGGCATCCCGATAAGGTAGGTGCGACGGTACTCAGGGTTCTGCTCGCTCGGGCCCCAGACTGCGACCTGAGTTAATAGACCAGTTGTGTCGTTTTCCGCAATAATCGTCAGGCTTCCTTGAGTCAACGGCTTCTGGGCGCCAGTCAGACCCGGTTGCTTGAACCGATTACTTGTCCGGACGTAGGCCGTGATAGAGGGGTTTGGAAGCGTGACGTACTCACCCCAGACGTATTCTCCGGTGACCGAGTCCAACGTGCGGATTGGAATTCCATTGGGATCAAGCCCCTGGAGAAGCACACGTTTACCGGCATCAGCTGACAGCTGCGGCGTCACCCTGATGTAGCAGTTGCCAACCGAGTCCCGAAACTGCGTCACCATGCCACGATCCAGCAGTTGGTCCTGCTCGCATCCTTCACGGCCGCATCCGGTGCGCGGTGCGCGTGTATCCGTCTGGAACTCGTACCACTGGTTCTGGATGGGGATGTTGTAGCCGCAGAGGTTCATTGCCTCGATCGTCTTGACCTCGCGAGGCCAGGTGATGCAACCAGCGGTGACGCAGACACGTAGTTTCTTGTACGTACCCCACCACTTACCCATGTCCGCCAAGCGAGCCTGAGCCTCGTTGAGCAGCTGGAGAAAACGCTCGTCGCAGGTGGCTAGACCGACTGCCTGCGGGATCGTGGAGTTCTTGGCTTGGGCGAGGGTTTTTCTCATGTTATCGGATGGCGCGGGCCATGACTTTCCAGTTTGCCTCGGTGATGACTGATGCAGCTCCGGTGGTTTTGTTGCAAACCCATAGTCCAAAAACACCATTAGATCGAACCATTCCAATTACAGATGAGTTTGAAAACGAAGTTGTTATAATTCCAAAGTTAGTTGGAAATGATAATGATCTTGCAGAAATGTAATCTCCAACAATATATCCCGTTGCAGCTGAATCATCCGTAGTGCAGATAATTCCGATGTCCCAAGTCAACGGATCAACTGTGAGACCATGCGTGAACGTCACCGAAGCGCCCGCTGCTGGAATCGCCACATAACTCGCAACAGGAGTCATATACCCCGACTCCCAAACCGTTGCCGGAGTCGCGTTTGTCCGCAGGAACTGGCGATTGATTCCAGGAGAGAAATTTACTGGACCGACGTTAAATCCAGGATTCAGCAGCTGGAAACGAGTGCCGTCGTACACGACAACGCACATCTGACCGCTCACCATGTCACCTGCGACCAATGGCGCGGTGCCAAACTTTGTGATCGCTTTGACAGCAAGGCCGTCAACAGACAGCGTGCTAGCTCCAGTATTTAAGACTGACGCAACAAAAACGTATGACACCCCTGTCCGATACGCCTGGTTTGCGCCAGGAGAAGCGGGCGTCAACGTAAGCGTGTAGACGTTAGCAACGCCAGCTCCGACGCCGTAGGTAAACTGCGTCTGAACTCGTGACCATCCAGCCGGAGCCGCCGCGTTATACTTCAGGACCTCGACCGGATTCTGGTTGGAGTCCAATCGCAACCAGTACAGCGAGAGATCAGCTGGAGCAACTGCACCTGCCGACCATTCTGGCGGCGCTGAATACTGGGCGATTATCGCCTCCGCGTAGGCGTCCAAACGATCCTGCTCGGATGCGTAGCAGGCAGGCGGAGGAAGTATACCGGCAGTTAGGTTGATTTCAGGCATGGTTAGATGCGGTAAAGATAGTCGTTTGGCTTACACGGGCCTGGGTCGCATTCAAGCGCCAAACAGCCCTCGGGACAATCGAAATAGAAGAACTGCTCAAGAGGTGCAACGCAGCGGGTTGGGCGTCCCTGGAGAAATGCGCTCCCGAACTTGCCACCGTTGTTTACCGCCAACCCGTTTCCACTCAACCGGCGCACCGTGTTGCATCCAATCTGGATGTTATCGACGTACCGGAAGAAGTTTCCGATCGAGGAGGTGAACGCTACGTCTGGGCCAGGACTCGCGCAGGTAAACGTCGTGGTCGTAGGGGTTCCGGTCACGATTACCTCGTCGTTGAATGAAGCGTTGCTAAGCCCCTCGACGGTCACGTGAGCGCCAAAAACCAGCTGGTGCGCCTTGTTGGTTGTGTACGTGGCGACGCCGGCAGTGCGCTGGAATCCGATGGGTTTGATTTCCCATGGGAAGTGGACCGGGCTGTTGATGCCGAGGAAACCGCCGGTTGAACTTCCAGGTGTGCCGCCATTTGTAACCGTGAACTGATTCGCAGCTGGAATGCTGAGAACTGCAAAAACTCCGTTGAACGTGCCATCTGTAACCGAAACCGTTGAAACCTCCATGCCGACCTGAAGCTCGTGAGCTGAAGCCGTCGTAAACGTGGAAACTCCTGCCGCACGCGTTACGGTTGAGATCGGTATCTGGTAGTCCGTCGGGTAATACCAGATGGATTTATTTACGTCGTGATTGTTGATTAGGAACACTGCATCCAGTGGAGGGTATGCAGTTTGATAGAACCACGATGCTGGGCCAGTCAAGAGAACGTCATTATTCTCAATCAGCATATCCTTGTGAGCGGCGATCAACGTCGAGTAGGTCTCAGGATTCGCCTCTCCCGTAGCGGCGATCAGCGTAAACCAATCCTGCACAACCAAGGAAACAAACGCCGAGACGTTCAACGCCGAGTTATGATGGATATGTGTTCCTTTGTGATGATAGGAATCGACGTAAAAGCAGGTGTCGTGGAAACCGTCAAAGTTGTTGTAGCTAACGTCCATCCCGCTGGTTTCACGGGCCGTGACAGCATGGACAGGGCTCTGCTGGTTTACCACGTCAATGCCGCCTTGGACGCGGTTGTATTTAAACTCGCATCCAGAGGCAAAGATTCTCCGACTGCGGAGCATGATCACCTGGCCGTCAAGGTAAAGGCCGGGGAGGATGTTTGGGCCAGGCGCGTTGACTGTAAACTTAAACGCGTCCGGAATGCTTACCACTGTCGAATTTACGTAAAGTGTGACGTTCGCTACTACTGCTGGAAATACGTTTGGTAACGCCTGAACAACAGTAAAATTCAAATCGTCTATAATAGATGCAACCGTCCAAGTTCCATTAAATGAAGCATCAGTAACAATACCTTGAATTTTAACCGTTGCGCCAACATTGGCGAAATGCGTTCCATAAGTAGTATACGTAGCTATACCACCATTGCGCTGAGCAAATTGAACCGCAGTCATCGTCACCAGCACCACATCCCCCACCCTCAACGTGTGCTTCATCACGCAGGTGTAAGTCGCAACGCCGCCAACACGAGACACCACGTTGATTGGATTTACCAGGCTGGAGTAACCGCCAACAGCGCACTGCGTGTTTGCCTCCGCGTTTCCGGGGTACAGCGTACCTTGAATCGAGTTTCTCCCTTGGTAGCTGAAGTCATTGTTGAGCACCTTAGCGCCAACCGTGAGGTCATCCACGTTCATTGGCAGGAACGATTTTACAATGAACGTCTCAGCGTCAGCAATCCCGACTCCAAAGTCGTAGAATTGGTTATTCTGAACTAGCGCGTTCTCTCCGACGTGGTTGATTCCTGCGACTGTGTAAAGTGAGTTTACTCCAGCTTTTGTTTGCGGCGTAAGAGCCACGTTTGGATAAGCCCAAGCACGGGCGTTTTCATTTACTAATTTGTAAACGTATCCAACACTTGGGGTCACTGGTGTATTTGTTCCTACATTAACGCATGTAAATTGAGTTGGGCTTGGTGGAACTAATGTTACAAAAGTACCGTTAAAAGACGCATCTGAAAGGCTTTCAATAAGAACAGTTTCACCTCCTACAAGACCATGCGGAGTTGAAGTATCGTAAGTTGCGATGCTTGCATTTCGTTCAAATGCAAAAATCTGAGTTGCTGTAGTAGGAGCTGCATTTAGGCAGAATACCTCTTCAGTTGAAAGAAATCCGGCAACTACAAAAGAACCATTGAAAGCCGCACTTGCAAATCCTGTGACATTTATTGAATCTCCAGTTGTAAATCCAAAATTCCACTGCGGATGCTTAGTGTAGATAGCATATCCAAACGGATTTATTCTTGCACGTAAAAGCACCACCCTTAGGTCGCGCTGAAACGAAAACGAAGTTACGTTAGTGATGTTGCCAAAACCAACAAACGAAGCATCATTTCCAGGGCCAGTGGTCACCACGTTGCTGATGTACTGCCCGATTGCGCTAATGTTAGTGTACGGAGCAGGTGAAATTGGAGGAATGTATGCCGGAGGAGGTACGGAATAAAATTGAGTCCCTGAAAGCGCAGGTGCGTACAATGGCTTGTCCACGGTGTACGTGTTGATCCCATTTGTACGTTGCACCGATACGATCTTGATATCCGCAACCGAATTGTTTGCGTAGTTGCCGTCAAACGTGATATCTTCGATCAGGGTGTTCTTGCAGTTGATGCTGTTCAGTGGCGCGCCTGCGTAAGCACCAGGTGCCCCTACAGCTCCAGACCCTGTGTAATTTCCCAGAGTTTTCAGCATTTGGATATTAAACCCAAAAGTGTCCCCTCTTTTGGTTGAAGCGTTGTCAGCAAACTTCAGGATCGTCTTTCCAATGCCCTGACCCGTAAACACAACGTTGTTGATTACACCTGTGAAAGGCGGATATCCCATGACCAACGAGGATGTGTAGCCGCCGCCGATTAGGTTGATCCAGCCATCTTCGGTGACCAGGGAGGCATCGGGATATGCTGGCAGCGGCATCGACACTGTAAATCGCGTCGGCGTCGGTATGCTTAGGACCTCAAACCCAAACTGTGCAGGTCCAGTGCCGTTGAAAGTGCCGTCAGTAAATCCATACAGCGTAATCTTCTCGCCAACAACGAGTCCGTGCGGGGTGGACGTGTTGAACGTCGCAACGCCTCCGGTGCGGACACGGTTGATAATCTTCGCCCCAGGACTCGATCCAAGCAGGAATGTCCCCACTGGAAAATCGCAACGCAGCGCAGCAAACAGACATTCGTTGATCGCCCACGCGCTGTTTCTCAGTCCACAGGGATCTGCGCCGTAATCGACTGGGTTTGAAGAAGGCATACTATTCGGAGAGTAGCGGACAGGCGACGCGGCTGAGATCGCCGTAGATATCCTCCTGGAGACGTTGAGCAACCATGGCCACGCGCTTGAGTCGGAAGCGGCCGGTGTTCACGTACCGCAGCTGGAACTCATAGCCATCACGAGTAAATCCCCCGGTCTGCACATCACACTTGTCCGGAGGTTGCGGGAGGGCAATGCGCGATCTTGCGGGAGGCTGGTAGTATTTGACCTCTTGGCAGTTAATCACCGCAGGCGGGCAGGAAATCTCTCCTGGCTCGCAGTTGCGGTACTTGGCACAGTCTTTAATCTCGGCCCATGGTTGCCAGCACTCGCCCTCGTTAGCCTTGAAGTAGACCTTGGCTTCGATATTGCCCATCACCTGGTCATACCACTGCTCGGCGCTGACTAAGCGCTTCTTGTTTGTGGGTTCACCAAACGTCAGTGAGCGGGTCTCAATGGTCCAATCGATTGGAACATCATCGTATCCATCGAAGTCGAACTGACCGTTCTTAGTGACCTCAAAGAGTCCGATGTCTCCTTGATTCAGTCCAAACATAAAGCACCGATCCTGTTTCTGGATTCGGATCGTTAGCATCTGGAATACATCGACTCCGGTCCAGACTCCCTCCCATGCCGGTGGGAGTTTTCGGCCCATTCCGGAGACAAGGTCGAAGTCCATTACTACAACTCCTCGGTGAACGATTCCGCGATTGTTGACCTTCTGAGGCTGAATGGTCATCAGCAACCGATTGTCGAAGTTCACGGAGCTAGAAGCCGTCAGGTAAAACTCCGTGTCGTAAGCTATTGCACGAGTAACCTGCCGGCTGATTGGTGTGTTTCCAAACTCAGTAAAATCACGTCTGGCGTAGATCAACGAGCGAATACCGTCCTGAGCGCGGAAAAAGAGATCGCCGTTCACTGGCACGATGGATTCGTGGTTGAACGATCCGAAGTTCAGGAGTGCGAATCGCTGGATTGGATAATTGAGATCCTTCCAAATGTCCCGGTCCACAGGCGCGTTAAACGCGTAAGTGGCGGTCGGGGTAAAAACCAGCAGGTCGCCATCGCCAAGGGACGTGTCCAGGTTGGCCGCGAATGCCAGACCTGTGATCGGGCCGCTTGAGACCGCAAAGGCGCCACCTTCATTAATGAATGTGTTCTCGGTAAATCGAATCACGCTGTCTCGGCCGTACGCAGGATCACCGTAGACCAAGTCTCCGCCGTAGTATTCCGAACCGCTGGCAACCCAAAGGCGTCCTTTTCCGTATGCCATCGGGCCGCCTGTTGGCACTTCTTCTCCAGTTGCTCGACGCAATGTAGACCCATTGAAAAGATAGGGCTGATTCTGAGTGTCTTGAATTATCAGCCAGTTTTCAGCCTGTTGAAAGTAAACGTGGGTAACCTGCGGGTTGTTGGTTGCTAGCTGGTAAGCATTAAAATTTGGCCCAAGAAGGGGACCTGCATCAACCCCTGGTGAGTACGTAGTAAACGTCGTTAGGCTTGGAGTAGTCTGAACCAGAAAATCTCCAAAAAATCCTGACGGAAAAGACGCACCTGGAGGTTCAGGCATTCTGACCACCATGCCGGGCGATAGTCCATGAGGCGCTCCGCAAACGTAGGTGGCGACGTTAGAAACTCGACCGCGAGTTTGAATCTGAAACTGGAAATTTATTGGCGTTATGTCTGTAACGCTGAATCCGGCGTTGATGTCGATCTGGAAGACTTTTCCCCCAATCGACGCAAAAATGTACGGATCTTCGTTATCTGAAATGTAGGTTCCGCAGCCTTGAAAGAAACCTTCTTTGAAAGCCGCTTGCACCGCAGCGTTGTAGTAACCGCCGTTGTAGAGCACGGTTGGATCGGAAAACTTCAGCAGCTTGGTCCAAATCCCCGGTCGCGCTTTCGGAAATCCTCCGCGTACCGTTGTGTTCACCGCCCATGCTAGCTGGTTCGGTTGAATGAGTGAGGGCGAAAAACCGCTGTCCACCCCACCTTCAGCGGTGAGGAGGCCGTCTACTATGCGATTTTTTTCTGCGACCATGACGCTTGAACCGATTGAAGGGCCACAGCAGGATTCCCGCAAGATGAATGAGAGCGCAGATTACCTGTCTATACCGTGGCGTACAAAAGACCGCTTTCTCATCGAAGCCGAAATGGTTCGTCGCGGCGGTTACATAATGTCCGGCGGCGTCAAGTACGGATGCGGGAAATATCATCACTTCAAAGCAGCCATGACGGCGCTCTGGCCTCACTTCGATTGGCACATCTGGTCTGACCTGCTGATCAAGACTTTCGCGGAAAATCAAGAGGTTGGAATCATGGGACCAGGATCATCTGGCAAGACCTACACCTCCGCAGCTTTCGGGCTCTGCACGTTCTACATCTACCCAACTGGCACCTCGATCATCATGTCGTCAACGACGCGTGAGGGTCTTCAGCTGCGAATCTGGGGCTCGATCAAGGAGTTGCACAACAAGGCCAAGGCTCGCCGGGAATGGCTGCCAGGGCGCGTTATTGAGAGCCGGTTCATCCTTACCAGTTCTGACCAAGACGCCGAGGCGCAGGACTTTCGCGACGGAATCATCGGTGTAGCGTGCAAGGTCGGCGGTACGTTTGTTGGTCTCTCGAACTACGTCGGACTTAAGAACGACCGAGTGATGCTGATCGCAGATGAGGCGTCTCTGATGAGCCGGGGATTCCTCGATTCAGTCGCCAACCTTCGCAAGAATCCTGAGTTCAAGCTGATCGCGATGGGGAATCCCAAGGATCGCAACGACGCGCTTGGGGTAGTCTGCGAGCCGCACTCTACGACGGGCGGCTGGGAAGGCATTGAGTATCTGGAGCAAACACGCACCTGGAGAACGCGGGCTCCAGGAGGGGTTGCTGTCCAGCTATGCGGGTACGACACGCCGAACGCGAAGTTCCCGAAAGGCACCAATCCGTATCGAGGCATCATCACGCCGGAGCAGATTCAGGCGGACTTAGATTATTACGGTCGAGATTCGTTGCAGTTCTCGATGATGAACCTCGGGCTGCTGCCCCGAGACGGCGGTACACGGCGCGTTGTGACCATGTCTCTGTGCGAGCAGAACCAAGCGTTCGATGAAATTGTTTGGCAGGGCGCCGACAAGATCACGCGAATCATCGGGATCGACGCGGCGTACTCAGGCATCGGTGGTGACCGATGCGTTATGACCGACCTTCAGTACGGCCCGGACGGCACTGGGCGCATCGTGCTAGCATTCGCTGAAGCGCCGATCGTAATCCCGGTAACGGCCGTCAAAGCGCAGCAGGCGGAGGAGCAGATTGCCGAGTACGTGCTTCTGTACTGCAAGCAGCGCAACATCCCGCCTGATCAAGTGGGATTCGATTCCACTGGACGCGGCACGCTGATGTCTGCGTTCGCCCGCCTTTGGTCGCCCGAGGTGGTTCCGATCGAGTTCGGTGGCCGCCCGACAGATCGTCCTGTTCGCAAGGGTGATCCGAAGACTGAGCGTGAAGCCTACGGAAAGATGGTCACGGCACTCTGGTATTCGTCGCGCTTGCTGATCGAATCCAAGCAGCTGAGGAAACTCCCTCGGGAGGTCGCGGAGGAAGGGTCGATGCGTGAATGGGGAATCTCCCGCACTGGTTTGATCGACGTAGAGCCCAAGCACAAAACCAAGGAACGCATGGGCCGATCCCCTGATTTATGGGACTCTTTCGTGGTCGCACTCGAAATGGCTCGCCGAACGGGATTTGAGATTGCAGGCGGGCAGGGGGTTGGTATTGTCAAGCGACAGACACCAAAGTGGCTGACACGTCTGTCAGATAAGCGTCGCACGATGGATACTGAACATTCGCTAACCTATTCCTAACCTTATGGCATCATTCAACAAAGTCATCCTGATCGGCAACCTCACCCGAGATGTAGAACTCAAGCACCTTCCGAAAGGGACTGCTGTTTGCAACCTGAGCTTGGCCGTCAATCGCCGCTGGAAGAACGAGGCCGGTGAGGAAAAGGAAGATGTGTACTTTGCTGAGTGTAAGGCGTTTGGGAAGCAGGCTGAAACGCTCGCTCAATACGTCAGGAAAGGGAATCCGTTGATGATTGAAGGCCGCCTGACCCGGGAAGAGTGGGACGACAAGAAGACCGGAGACAAGCGGTCCACCACTCGGATTATGATCGAAACCTTCCAGTTTCTTAAGGAACGCAGCGAAGGTGCTGCGCCCACGCCGCGCCAGGAGGCCGCGCCGACCGCGCCGAAGCCTGATCTCGACGCCGATGATCTGCCGTTCTAAAAATTAGGCCGCATGAATTACAGCACGTTTCCAAACGGTGGATGGCAGTTCTACGAACCTACAACCAAATGGACCGCGCCAAACCCGATGAATTACGATTTTCATTCGATGGCGCGATTGATTCAGCAGCACAGGATCGCCAACCACCTTCCATCGTCATTTGAACAAGCGATGAGTGATTTGGAAGCCTACACGAAAGCTCGTTTTCCCCAGCAAACAACAACTCAATCCACTCAAACCAATGCTCAACCAAGGGTATCAGGCTGTCGCTCGTGCGGTGGAAAGGGTTAAAAACACAGCGCAAGGCGTCAGGATTCTTGCGGAATGGCTGGGCAATGGCGGTATTCCCGTTGATCGCTCAGCAGCGCAGCATCGTCTTGATACGTGTCTGCACTGCCTGCACAACAAACCCACCAAGCCAGATGCGATCGAGAAGACTGTCGCTGAGGTTATTATTGAGCAGGAGCAACTGCGCCACGACATGGCTATGATTCTTCAAGGTGAGTCTAATGCTGGCACCTGCGAAGTCTGCGGCTGCTACCTTAAACTCAAGGTCTGGGTGCCACTGAGTTATCTAGGCGATCGTAAAATGCCCGATATATGCTGGATTTCGCAGGAACGAAAAGCAATCTGAGATCAATATGAGTTTCAAAGAACCAAGTAGAGTCTGGAATGTTGTTAGTGCGATGCTAGAGGCTGAACAGCCTCGTTCTCGCAATCGCGCTCGCATTAACGCTACCTTTAACGGTAATCCTCCATACAGCGAAGAGGAGGCTCGCGACAATAAGATCCAGACAAACGTCAACTTTCTGGAAGGTACGCGCATCATTCATGCGGCACGCCAGCAGTTTACGAACGCGTTCCTGAAGCCTCAGAATTACTTTTCTGTGGGCCTCGATACCGGCCCTCGGGATAAGCGCACTGAGTGGGGCAACATCATCACGAAGCAGTTGAACCGCGTGATGAAGCGGTCTCCGAAGTATTCCACGGTCCTGGAATCTCAGTTTGCTGCGACGGTTCTTCACGGCATTGGGCCGGTGACGTGGCTGCGTGATCGTGAATGGTGCCCGTCGGCCCGTGGAACTGAAGACATTCTGGTTCCCACGAACACGCTGACCACGATGGAGAATATGTCGCACTTCGCGATTTACACCTCCTTCACAGCTGCGGACCTAATCCGCATGACTCGCGGTGAGAACGTCGATCCCGGCTGGAACCTAAAGCTGGTGAACGAGCTGCTGGCTGCGATGATTCAGCGCGAGGCTACGAGTCTCCAGGTGAACGACTGGTCCGGCCAATACTTCCCTGAGAAGGTTGAGGAAGACTTCAAGGAGAACTCTGGTTACTGGGGCTCCGATGCGACTCCAGTGCTGCGGTGCTACGATTTCTACTTCCTAGACACGACCAGCGACGATCCTTCCTGGCGCCGCCGCATCATCGTTGACCAGTACAACAGCGGGATCGGTAATATGCAGACCGCTGGCCAATGGCTCTTCGATGCCGGCGACCGCTGTTACGGCCGGGATATCTTCGAGCTGATGCACATCCAGTTCGCTGACGGCGCTGTGGTTCCGCCGTTCCGCTGGCACTCGGTGCGTTCCCTTGGCTACCTGCTTTATGCGGTGTGCCACCTCCAGAATCGCCTGCGCTGTAAGTTTACCGACTCAGTCTTCGAGCAGATGCTCTGGCTCTTCCGCAATGTCGCCGATGGTGACATGGAACGGATGGAGAAGATCGACCTAGTGAACATGGGCGTGATTCCCGAGGGCCTCTCCTGGGTTCCGCAGTCTGAGCGTCACGTTGTCGATTACCCGATGCTATCAGGCGCCATGGCGATGCACCGCCAGATTATGTCTGAGTCGAGTGCTGCCTACACGCAGGACGTTAATGACGGATCATCGAAGGAGCTGACCGCTACCGAGGTCATGGCTCGCGTGAACAACGCCAACGCGCTGATGGGCTCATTGCTTACTCGCGCCTACACGCAGCAGAATTTCCAGTACCGCGAGATCGCTCGCCGGTTCTGCACGATTGATCACCCCGACTGCAAACAGTTCCGTCGCAAGTGTGAGGCTGAAGGCGTGGATCCGTCTGTGTTTAACAACCTCGACGCATGGGACATCATGCCCGAGCGCGTCATGGGTTCCGGCAACAAGATGCTGGAGATCGCTCAGGCTGACCGCCTAATGGCTATCCGGCCGCTGCTAGCTCCGGATTCTCAGGCCGAGGTTGTCCATATGTATGTCGAGGCCAACACTGATGATCCCCTCCTGGCAAATCGCTTGGCTCCGATCGACAACAAGCCGGTCTCCCCGGCTGTCGAACGCGCTACCATGGCGTGGGGCACGCTTATCGACGGTCAACCTGTCGTTATTGCAAGCGCACTTAATCGCCCTGAGTACATCCAGACGCTGCTTCAGATGCTTGGTGGCGCCATTGGTCGTATTGAAAAAGAAGGCGGCGGTATGACCACGATGGACCGCGTGCTGGGATTGGCCAACGTGATCCAGCACATCCAGGAGCAGATGCAGTTGATCTCCCAGGACCCGGGTCAGGAGCAGAACATCAAGGTCTACAACGACGGCATCGGTCAGGCTTCAAACTACATCAAGGGTTACGTGCAGCGCCTCCAAGAGCAGGCTCAAGCTCAGGCCGAAGCCGGCGCAGCTGGCAACGGAATGGATCCCGAGACGGCTGCGAAGATCCAGGCGATGCTCATCACCGCGCAGTCCAAGTCGCAGATTGCCGCCGCAAACTCCGAGCAGAAGCGGACTCAGAAGCAGATCGCGTTTGATCAAGATCAGCAGCGCAAGAATGCTAGCACGATCGCTGAAGCTCAGCGCAAAGGCGCTCTAACTCGCGCAGACATCGCTGCAATGGATCTCAAGACTCAGGCCAATATTCTCAACCAATGACCCCAAAACAAGAGTTTCAAAAAAACCAACAGCGCCTC